TTTTAGATTTTAAACCTCTTGCAGTTTTTCTATTTCCAATTTTTACTTCTATCTGTTGTTGCCAAAGTAAAACTTTCTCAGGATTGCTAGGTCTGTACCAAGCAGTGTGTTCATTTAAAAATATTTTATATTCTTCTAAAAACTTCCAGGATCCTTTATCATTTATAAAATCTTTTAAAGATGCTCCAATTTTTAATGTAGCTCCTTCCTCAAACCAGTATGTGTTAATAAGCTTACCCATGTGAAAGTAAGATGAAGCTATCTGACGTTTTTTAAGTATAGCAGAATGTTGATTATTCAATTCAGCTAACCATTCATAAAGTGCCATGTGATATTGGGCATCTCTTACTTTAGCAAATCCATATTTTTTTTCTTCTTTATCAAATATGGGTAAAAAATTCAACCACATATAATAATCTCTTGTTATATACCATGTCTTATCACCATCTTTATATATAACCCCATTACGGCATTTGTTTTTTTGATCATCCCAGTACGCGGTAAAATCTTTTGATCTAAATGGACTTGGACAATATATTCCTTCTTTGTTAAATATTTTAGCTTGTTCATTAAATTTAAAAGCCATCTCTGTAAACCCGTATTTACCAGGCTCACTAAAGATGGATTCTATAAACTCTCTAAATTCTAAATCAGTCTTAAATTCTGTAGTTGTCCAATTTTCATTATGATATGTAGGTATTATCCTACTCATCATATCTTACTATTGCAAAAACATCTCCTTCTTGAATTAATAAATGTTCTACATCTTGATGCATCATAGGTGTAGGTATAGCATGTTCTGCATATTGCACAACATCTCCTATCTCTATCTCATATACATCTTTACCTTTACCTACTACAGTACCTTTGTATTCTTTTTTTTGTGCAATTTCAGGAATAATAAGTCCTGTTGCTGTTCTTGTTTCTACTCTCCATTTCTTTAATAGTAATTTTCTACCTACCGGTATAACTGTCATGCTCATATCTATTTGATTTAATTATTATAATTGGTCATATGCTAAACCTGCACCACCACGCACAGAGCTTTCTTGTTCTTGTTTCATATCTAAAAATGCACCCTTGTATGATTGTCTAATATTTTCAAACTTAGCAGCTGCATTAATCATAGAGTTCATATTACCATCTCTACCATGTTCTATGGGTGTTACCTCCATATACTTAGCAAGTCTGTCTAACATAGCTTTAATACCTACGTAAGCCCTAAAGGTAGGTGTCTCATACATTTTTTTACACATATCTAATGCATATCTAATTTTTCCATCTTCAGGAGATTCTTCTAATCCTATTTCTTCTATAATAATATCTTCTTTCTCATGTTCTGGTAGATTAAAGAAAGGATTTAAATCTGGGTCAGGACAACTTAAATAAAATATATATTGATATACTTGCATATAACTATCAGGATATTCATCCATGATTTTTTTAAGGAAAGGTAAAGAATAACAATGTTCTGTTAAAACTAATTTACTATTTTGTACATCAAATAATTTTACTATCATCCTTTGTTGTTTTTTAAAAGTTTTTTAAAATCATCATAGTTTATTTGAATAGTCATTTCATCATTTTGACCATCTATAAATACATTAGTGTAATCATCATTAAATTTATCTGTTGCTTCATGAAAATATTGTTTACACCAAATAACTTTGTTTAAGTCTAGCATAATTTTTGTTGTCTCAAATCTAAAATCAGTTGGTACTTTTGATTTCTTTGATTGAATAGCTAATGCTACTATAAATTCTTTATATTTCATTTTTGGTTATCTTTTATCCACATTGTTAATGATCTTACTTCATCTTTTAAATATGGTAGTTCATACATCTTTATACTATCTAAAACAGGTTCACCATCAACATGTTCATTAATTGGATATCCATTTTTATCTTCACCTACTTGTTTAAACTTTACATGTTGAATAATAAGCTTGCCTATTTTAAGTTTGGGATTATGCTTTTTAATAATATAAGCATAAATACTTAGTTGTAAGTTATAATGATTCAGATTACAATCATCTAAATGATTTATTGGTCTAAACATTTTATTTGTTATACCCTCCCAATTAGTAAAACCTTTTTCTTTTATTTCTTTATTAGTTTTGTAATCAGTTATATTTATATATCCATTTACTACTTCAACTATATCTGCTTGCCCACATATTCCAACTGATTTTAAATATACTAAATGTTCTGGATAAACACCCTCTTTAAGTTTTTGTTCTGGAGAAAGTTTTACATTATCTTTAATTATTGGTTTGATTATAGGAACTTCAGTACCATAACGCCCTATAGTATCTAAATCAAGCATATCTGCTTCTCTTTGATTATGATAAAAATTACCTAACTTAATTGCTCTAGCTGTCTCATTATCCCAAGCTGATATAATCTCTTCAGGAGTCATACCATACCACTTTGATCTTTTATTCTTTGATGATTTTTTTGCTTGACCATCTCTATCAAATTTAGGTTTGAATTTACCTACTAAACTTGTAACACTTACCCAAGATATATTATCCTTATCTGTGCTTTCATAAATGTGACCTTCTTCTTTAAATGCTATTGCCATTGGTTTGAGTTATTAAATTGTTAGTATCTGTAGTAGTCCAAACTAAGTTTGTAATACCAGATAAACTACTATTTTCATCAAGAGTATAATTTTTATTTTTCATTTTTAGATATTTGTTCTATTATTTTATTTTCAGTTTCTTCATCCACATAAGCTTTCCAATATCCTTTAGGACACTCAGAAGATAATGATCTTAACTTAAATTCTAAACTACACCCGCAATCAGAACAACAAGGTTGTGATCCCGGTGCTAAACAATCTTTACCTTTAATATCTAGTAAAGAACATTTTGCACACACTTGGTATCTATTAGTAAACACAGCTTCTACATGCTGCTTTTTAAATACTTTATTAGATATACCTTCAGCAATTTTATCTAGATTTGCCAATGCACCTAAAAGATTTTTAATATTATTAATCATTTTTAAAATTCTTTTTAGCCAATATGTTTTTTTCTATTTGTTCCATTACTTTTTCCATTTGGACTATATTGCGTTTTATGTCTTCACTCTTTGCAAATCCATTATATGTTCTTTTGGCTATATTACCTAATAAACTTTTATTCTTCATTATAGATTTACTAAGCTTAGATTTTCTCAATACAAATGTCCCTAAGCCATCAACTTGAATTCTAGGATATTCTAAATTAGAAAGTTTACTTCTAAGCTTACTATAATAAAAAGATATGAAATCATCTACTACAGATTCATGGACTCCCACTTCTTCAGCAATTCCCTTTTTAAATACTTTATGCTTTTTGGGATTCATTGCCTAATATCTTATAATCTAATAAAACCAATCCTTCATTTTGTATATTCATATTTTTATTTATAGAAATAGTTTTTTTGTTATTGCCTACTTTTACAAGTAAATCTTTTTTAGATGCTTTAGTAATAGCATTTCTTGCTGACTGAGCGCTTTTAAAAATATCTTTGTCTACTAAGCTTAAACAAAATTTAGTTAGTTCTATAGTATCCTCTTTTGCTAACTCTTTCAAAAATTTTAAATCAGAGTTACTAATTATTATGTCTTTAAAAAAACAATAGGACATAATTTGATACATAATACATTTGTCCAAATTTATCTTTAATTTTAAATCTACTTTTTTAACTACTGCCATTTTATAAACTCATTATCATATCTACAAGATCAGGATGAGGATAACAATCCATTTTACCTTTTCTTACATTTGTATGTGTTAATAACCCTTCTACTTTGCCATAAAATGCATCTTCTTGAAATTCAAATCCTTTTGTTGGACCATACTTTTGTATATACTGTTTAAGTCCTATTCTTACATCTACACCATCTCTTTCACCAACCCATTTTATCCACTTCTCTGTTTCCTTAATTTGTTTTTCAGTATAGTTGTGCCAGTATAACTTTCCTTTAAATGCTGTAGGTAATTCACATACTTGATCAATGTGACATTTAGATCCTACGTATGTTTTATGATCATTATCTAAATAACCCATATTACATATTTCAATTCCAACAGATTTACGGTTCATTTTTCCTGATCCTGTTCTACCTAAATGGTAACCTTGATTCCCTTCTGGAAATGCTTGAACCATTATCCCATCATAGTCATCATTATTGTTTCTATGGTTTTGTCCACCTAATACAAACTCTGTAGCTATACGGCCTCTAGAATCTCTATCCCAATGATCAATACATCTATATGGGTTTGCATTACCTGCTGTATGATGAAGAAAAATATATTTGTTATCAGCAGGTGTGTTTTTGTTATGAATAACATATTGCTCTTTAGCTAAATGATACCTGTGAATTGTTTGATCAAAATTAGTTTTGAAGTATTGACTAGATATATCATTATCCTCATCAATAGCATCCATAATTCTAGTTCCAAATGATAGCATCAATGACCAAGTTTCTGAACCAACTATACCATCTGCTGTTAATCCATTACTTAATTGAAATCTAATTACGTGTTTTTCCGTTAATGGTCCAAAGTGTCCGTCTGGTGTTAATCCTAATTTTTGTTGAACCTTTTGTACATCAGGATTCTTGTCACCTATTTTTAGTAGTCTCATATTATTCCATATTAGCTGCTGCGGTTTCCATAGCTTCTTTAAAAGCTTTAGCATCTTCTGAATTTGGATCTACTGCACCATCTTCTTTTGAAGCAGCATATGCTTGAGCTAAATACATTTGAGCTTGCATTCTTTCTGCTCTTGACTTTTCAATATCAGCTAACAAAGCTTCATACTCTGCTTGAACTGTTAGATGAGGTATGTTGTCATTATAAAATTCAGTAATTTCTTTTCTACGTGCAGTAAGTTGCTCCTTAGAAAGATTTTCTTGGTTGGGATCCTTATTAGGATCTAAGTTTTTTGGATTAGCCATTTTATTTGATTTTAATTAAACTATTTACACAAATATATATAAATAGTTTAAATAAAAAAAGTTTATGACTTATAAATCGTATAGTGAATACTTTAAAGTTATTTCTTCACCCATTTCAATTCTATGTAGTGTTTTTATTTTTTTACAGGTTTTATCTGCATCATCTTCTATTAATTCACAATTGGGACTTTTAGAATGATTTATAAAACCTCCAAGAGGTGTACGTATATATCCATGTTGAAATTCTGGATCATACACATGAGTTATACCCATTTCTATTTCTGCTGGAATATCATCCTTTGCAAAAATACCTGCTCCATGTATACTTGATGGACCTATTGATAAATATTCAGGTAATGGTTTGTATTGTTTGGTTTTTTCCATAATGCTGTTATTAATCATCTATAGTAGGTGCATTTTTAATTTCATATAAAATCCATACCCACACTGCTATAAACATTATTATTGCTACTACCATTTTATTTTCTTGATTTTGCCCCAGAACATTTCCACCGCTTACGTGATAAATTGTTAGGAGTATTAGGATCATTTCTTTTTTTCTTAGATACTCTTTTCTTGATACCTAGACTTCTTGCACAATAAGAATCACCTTTAGAGGTACCAGGTTTTACCCGTGGCCCTCCTCCTTTAGCTTTTCCTGCTTGCCCGTAACTAACTTTCTTACCGCTAGCTGTTACTTTAACTTTTGCTTTTCCTTTTCTAGGTTTTGCCATTATTTTTTTGCTACTAATTTTGCTTTTTTTGATAACTCTTTGAAATGAACTAATGGCTTGCTGGTTTTTGTATGTGTTTTTCCAG